ATAGCTATAGACATAGTCAGCAAAGTTATGGTATGTGGATGGTGCCACCAGATGTTGGAACTATTGTACTAGTAATTTTAGTAGAAGGAAATCCGAACGAGTGTTTCTGGATTGGGTGTGTTAATGACAGATATTCAAATTTTGCAGTTCCAGGTAATGCCGCATCTACAAGGCATACCGATGCAACACCAGACGAGTTAAATGGTACAAAGTTAAAAGGTAAAAAACTTCCTGTAGCTGAGTATAATAAAGTTATTGACGAGACTTCGCATAAAGGAGGTGAGCCGACATTATTTAACAAACCATACCAAAAAGAATTTACAGAAACTTTAATAAAACAAGGATTATTAGAAGATGAAACTAGAGGTATAACATCATCTAGTGCTAGAAGAGAAGTACCAAGTACAGTATTTGGAATTAGTACACCTGGACCTGTTGATAGAACAGTTGGAGCTCCAAAAGGTATGGTTGGCGCAGATATAAAAGTTAATAAGCATAGAAGTCGCCTTGGTGGAACATCATTTGTTATGGATGATGGAGATGATGCTTTATTAAGAAAAAATCCAGCAACCAGCGGGCCGCCAGAATATGCAAATGTTATGCAAGATGAACCTAATGGGAATGTTACACTACCGCATAATGAATTAGTTAGATTAAAAACTAGAACAGGGCATCAAATATTATTACATAATACTGAAGATTTAATTTATATTGCTAACGCAAACGGTACTGCTTGGGTTGAGTTAACAGCAGATGGAAAGATTGACATTTATGCAAAAGACAGTTTAAGTGTGCATACTGAAAATGATTTTAATTTAACAGCAGGTAGAGATATTACAATGGAAGCTGGCGCTAATATTTCTTTAAAAGCAAGTGGAACGTATGACCCAGAAGAGGTATTAACACCTCTTAAAGCTGTTAAAGGTAGAATACAAATAGAATCAGCCGCTGACACTAATATGATTGTTGGCGGAAATCATTGGGTTACTACAATAGGAAATTATGAAGCTTATACCCAAGGCAACAATGTACTTACAGCAAGTGGGTCAACACATATTAAGTCAGGCGGACAACATGTAGAAACAGCTCCAAAAATTCATATGAATGGACCAGCGGCTCAAGGTGCTCAGATTGTTACAGCTCTTAGTACACATATTTTACCAGGACTTCCAACAAGTAATCTGACAGGTACTTTAGTACAAAGAGCACCAACACATGAGCCGTATGATCATCATGAAAATTTAAATCCGCAAAATTTTAAAATTATAAAAACAGATAGAGACAGTGAAGCCACAGCAGTTAACATGGACGAATTAGGAAAATATAATACACCAGAGGCGTTTAAAAAGGTGTCTATAGAATAGGGTAAATATAGTATCATGAGCATTAGCAACAGAGAATTATACAAACAGATAAAGGTACACACTAACCAGAAGCCACAAACTCCGGTTACAAGCCGAGCATATCGTGGTCTAAGTACGGTTAATCCTGGTAATAAAAGTCATGTGCTATATGATATAGAATTAATTAAGCAAGATATTATAAATCATTTCCATATACGGCAAGGTGAAAAGTTAGAAAATCCAGAGTTTGGTACTATTATTTGGGACGCTATATATGAACCTTTAACAGACCAACTAAAAGAAGTAATATCTGAAAATGTTACTAAAATTATTAATTCAGACCCACGTGTAGATGTAGTAAATATTGATTTACAGTCTTATGAGAGTGGGTTAATAATTGATTGTGTTCTTACATATTTGCCTTATAATATTTCCGAAGCAATGAGGTTAAAGTTTGATGAAGACTCATTACAATTCGACAATTAAGTATGTGGTTAATGGAAACAAATAAATATAGTTAACAAGGAAAAAGCATGTCAGTAACTAACAGACAAAACAGATTACTTCTTTCAGAGGACTGGAGAAGGATATATCAAACGTTTAGAAACGCAGACTTCACATCTTATGATTTTGATAGTCTACGTCGTACTATGATCTCTTATATAAGAGAAAATTATCCAGAAGATTTCAATGATTATATTGATTCAAGTGAATATCTAGCGTTAATTGATCTTATTGCATTCTTAGGGCAAAATATTTCTTATCGTATTGATCTTAATGCTCGAGAAAATTTCCTTGAACTAGCTGAACGTAGAGATTCAGTTTTACGTTTAGCACGATTACTTTCTTATAATCCAAAGCGTAACCAATGTGCTAATGGATTAATAAAATTTGAAGCAGTATCAACAACTGAAGAAGTTGTAGACTCAAATGGAACAAATTTAGCTAACCAAACAATTGTTTGGAATGATCCGTCTAATGCTGACTGGCGTGAGCAATTTGAAAAAATTATGAATGTTGCATTACCAGTTAACTCTACAATTGGAAAACCAATTAAGAAAGATACTGTTGAAGGTATATTAACACATCAATATAGATATAAATCAAGTAATACAGGAGTTCCTGTTTATACATTTAGTAAAGGTATTGACGGTCGCAATCTTCAGTTTCAAATTGTTTCATCAGATGTATCTGATGGAGTTATATCAGAAGAGCCGCCACTACCAGGAAACAGTTTAGCATTTTTATATCGTGATGATGGTCGCGGACCAGGTAGTTCTAATTCTGGATATTTTTGTCATTTCCGCCAAGGAGTTATAGATCAAGGTACTTTTACTGTTGATGCTCCTAGTTCTAATCAGTCAATTGCTATAGGCGGGACTAATGTTAATAATACTGATGTTTGGCTTTATAAGTTAAATGCAATAGGCAGTGAAACAGAGTTGTGGACAAAAGTTGATTCTGTAGAAGGTAATAATATTGTTTATAATAGTATACGAAAAAAGATTAGAAATATCTTTGGAGTACTTACTAAATCTCAAGATAAAATTGATTTAATTTTTTCAGACGGAACATTCGGAAATTTACCTATCGGTGATTTTAGAGTTTATTATAGATCAAGTGTTAACCAGTCCTATAATATTCTTCCACAAGACTTATCAAGTATTGGTGTAACTATACCATATACTTCAGCCGCTGGAGTTACAGAAACTCTTAGTTTAACACTTTCATTAAAGTATACAGTAGATAATAGTAGTACATCAGAAAGTAATTTAAGTATTCGAGAAAATGCTCCAGCTACCTACTATACACAAAATAGAATGGTTACTGGAGAAGATTATCAAGTTTCTCCTTTAGGAGTCAGCCAAGAAATTATTAAAGTTAAAACAGTTAATAGAGCATCGAGCGGAATTTCACGCTACTTTGATTTATTAGACAGTACTGGAAAATATTCAAGTACAAATTTATTTGGTAATGACGGTGTTGTATATAAAGAATCGTTAACAAAACATAAAAACTTTACATTTGTAACTAAAGTTGATATTGAAGGACAAATACTAAACACCATTGAACCAATATTATCCGAAAAGCAATTATTAAATTATTATCTAACATCGTTTCCTACAACAATTGTTTCTGATTTAGGAGCAAGTTGGGTACAAACAACTAAAGCTACTAATCTTACTACAGGACATTTTATAGATGCTGATAGTACAAAATATCAACTCGGAACGTATACAGGTAGTGCTTTAAGATTTGTTGAACCTGGGACATTATTAAAGTTTACTGCTCCTGAAGGATACCACTTTATGAAAGATGGTACGCTAATGGCAGGCAATGCAGACCATATAGGTACTTTTGATTATAAATGGGTTAAAGTTATTAGTGTTGAAGGGGATGGTACTACTAATACAACTGCTGGCGCAGGCCCTGTAATACTTAATGATATAATTCCAACTAATGCAATATTAAATCAGGTGGTACCTAAGTTTTCTAAAACTTTACAAGCCGCAGTTAAGACACAAATAAATGATCAAATCTATTCTAACAAAACGTTTGGTTTACGTTATGATGTTAATTTAAGGCAGTGGCGTGTAATTATTGAAAACAATTTAAATATTACAGGAGCATTTAGTACAGGTAAAACTGGAGACATTACAAATCAACGGTTAGATTCAAGTTGGTTATTATTGTTTGAAACAGATGGTGAAAAATATACTATTACATACCGCGGTTTAAGATACATTTTTGAAAGTGCCGAAGAGGTTAGATTTTATTACGATAGTAGTGATAAGATCTATGATAA